CCCAGCGAGAGTATGACAGAGAGAGCCATCTGGATGTATGCAGGAAAAGTTCAGTTAATCAGACTCATGAGAGCCAAATTCGAAGAGGCCACGGAGAAGTACAAACCGGAGGTTCTTACCTAAAGGAGAGAAACTATGTGCTTCGGAAGCAAGCCGACTGCCCCACTGCCTCCGCCCCCGCCGCCGCCTCCGATCAACCCTGTTGAGATCGCCCCATCGGAGAACGCTGCTGCAGATGCAGCCAAGAGAAAACGGTTGGGCGCCAGTCAGTTACAGATTCCTTTGATTCCCACGGCTGCGGCTGGCTTAGGGATTCCTAAGGCTGCGTAATGGCTGAAACAACCAAGACTCAGGACATTAGTATCGTAGGACGGTGGTCCCGGTTGGATGGAGATCGTAGTGCCGTACTCACAAGAGCACGTGCATGCGCCAAACTGACCATTCCTCAACTCCTGCCACCGCAGGGGTCAAACCAAAACACAACCTTCACTACACCTTGGCAATCCTTAGGTGCGCGGGGCGTTAACAACCTTGCTTCTAAGTTAATCCTCGCCTTGTTCCCCCCGAACCAAGCCTTCTTCAGGTTGAAGTTGGACGATGCAGTCGTCTCCAACCTAAGCCAAGAGCCAAACGCGAAGACGATAGCCGATCAAGGTATGGCAAAAATGGAACAACTGATTCTCGATGAGATCGAGAGTCGTGCTGTGCGTATGGGGGCCTTCGAAGCCTTCAAACATCTTATCGTAACAGGCAATTCGCTCGTGTACGTTGATCCCCTTCAAGGGATACGTGTGTACCGGCTCGACCAGTACTGCGTGAAGCGCGATCCCATGGGCAACGTTCTCGAGATCGTAACGAAAGAAACCGTGTCGTGGCAAGCGCTGCCCGACGCGGTGCAAGCACAAGTCAAACTGGAACAGAAGGATGACGAGAAGAACCCTGATACCAAGCCACTCGATCTGTATACACGGGTGTCGCGTGGTGACGGTGGAGATTCTTGGGAGATCGTACAGGAAGTAAAGGGCGTTACCATCAAGGATTCAATTGGGACATACCCCCTCGATAAGTCTCCGTTCATTCCGCTGAGGTGGAGTGCGCTGGCTGGCGAGGACTACGGACGTGGCTTGGTCGAGGAATACATTGGGTACTTACAGTCCCTCGATGTCCTCACACAGGCTATTGTAGAGGGCTCCGCTGCGGCGGCTAAGGTCCTCCTACTGGTCAATCCCAACAGTACCACAAGGATCGACAAGGTTGCTGATGCACAAAACCTCGACGTGATTGAGGGTATCGCAACTGACTGTTCCTTCCTGCACATGGAGAAGTTCAACGACTTTCGTGTAGCCCTTGAGGCAGCAGGGAAGATCGAAACGAACCTCTCCGCATGCTTCTTGCTCAACAGTTCTATCCAGAGACAAGGAGAGCGTGTCACGGCGGAAGAGATCAGGTACATGGCGAAGGAACTTGAGGATGCATTAGGTGGTGTGTACACCGTGCAGTCCAAGGAGTTCCAGTTGCCGCTGATCCAGATCATCAAGTTACAGATGGAGAAGAAGAATGCCCTGCCAGTCCTCCCTGAGGGGAAGGTCAAACTGGTTATCACCACAGGGTTGGAAGCACTGGGTCGGTCGCACGACCTCGTGAAACTGAATACCTTTATGCAAGAGATCAACACCTTAGGTGCTGAGACCGTGGCTCCATACCTGAACGTGGCTGAGTATATCACCCGCGTTTCTAACGCGACAGGCGTGGATTCCAAGGGCTTGATCAAGGACGAGGCAACCGTTAAGGCCGAACAGGCTGCGGCGGCTAATGCTGCGAATCAGGCAAAACTGCAGGAGAGTGTCGTCAAGTCTGGCGCGGCTGCTCAAGTCGCCAAGGGCTATGTGGACAACGCGAATGCTGAAGGCGGCCCCGGCATGTCTATGCCCCCGGGTATGGGGATGCCGTCCGCTTAATCTAAAAGGATAGGTGCCAAATGACAGAACCAAATGTGGATACCACCACCGTCGTCCCGGGTACAACGACTACGGAGGTGCCACCGATAGTTCTTCCGTCAGATCCACCGAAGGAAACTCTGCTTGCCGGTAAGTACAAGACTCCTGAAGAACTGGAGAAGGGATACTTAGAACTCCAGAAGGCCTTCAGCGGGCGCAAACCCGATGAGACAACCACTCCACCCCCTGATCCCAATGCATCCCCTGAGGCTGCATTAGTCACAAAGGCAGGACTGGATATGGAAGTACTCACGAAGGAGTACACCGAGACAGGAGAGTTATCTGCGGCAAGTCTGACGGCTTTGGAAGCCATCGGTGTAACGAAAGATGTAGTCTCGACATACTTCAAGGGACAAGAAGCCTTGGCTGAACGTGAGATTGGTGAAGTCCACCGTTTCGCGGGGGGCAAAGAGTCTTACGAATCCATGGTCCAGTGGGCTGGTCAAAACATGACCAAACCCGAAATCACGGCGTACAACGCTGCGATGAACGGAGACATGGAGACCCGTAAGATGGCTATCGAGGCCCTCAAGAGCAAGTATGTTGCCAAGACAGGCAGTGGTCCGAAGGTTATTGTGGGTGATGGTGCTTCCCCGGCTGCTGCGGGATACGAGTCCAAGGCCCAAATGACTTCGGATATGAAAGACCCACGATATGCGAAAGACCCTGCATATCGTCAGGCGGTAGAGCGAAAGATCGCTAAGACTACCGCGTTCTAACAATCCACACACAAGCAAAAGTGAACCCAGACCCATGCACCCCGAGGGGTACCGCATGGAGAGGACACCTCCTTGAGCGCGTGAGCGATTGTCGCTTACACTAAACTAAGGAGAACAACAAGATGGGTGCAATGATTGTCGCCTATGGCGGCGAGACGGATGGTACTGGTGGTGCTACCCCCAGTATGGCGCAGCGCACGGCGCTGTTCCAGAAGGTGTTTGCGGGGGAGGTTCTGACTGCGTTTGAACAGGCCACCCTCATGCTGGACAAGCATCAGATTCGGACGATCACGTCTGGGAAGTCTGCGACTTTCCCGAACCTCGGTCGGGTGACCTCCGGTTACCATGTCCCGGGTGACGAACTCGTGTCTCAGGCTGTTACCAGCAACGAGACCGAGATCCTGATCGACGGGTTGCTGTACTCGGCCATCTTCATCGACAACATCGATGAGATGATGAGCCACTTCGATTTCCGTGCACCGTATGCGGTCGAGATGGGTCGCAAACTGGCGCAGGATTTCGACAAGTCGGTTATCCTCACGCTGATCCGCGCTGCGAAAGCGGCTGCGAAGTTGGCGTCTCGGGGTGATCTGGCTGCGGCGTCCAAGGTTCAGTACCTTGGTGCGTCCTACGTCTCTGGCACAGTTGCGGCGAAGGCTGCGGCTCTCGCCACGGCGATCTTCACGCAGTCCGCGGTCTGGGACAACCAGTTCGTGCCGGGGGAGCGGTATGTTGCTCTGACCCCGACTGACTACAACGCCATCGTGCAGAACACCGCTGCGATCAACTCCGACTGGGGTGGGCAGGGTGCGTACTCCGATGGTACCGTGACCAAGGTTGCGGGTGCCACGATCCTCAAGGCTCCGAGTCTGTCCTCGATCATCGGGATTGACACCACGGGAATCTCTCCCGCTGGGGCTGCGAATGCGGCTGTTGCCACGACTCGCGGTGCGAGTGGTGACACGGACGTTCAGGCTGTCATGTTCACCAAGGACGCAGTTGGTACCGTGAAGTTGATGGACATCTCCACGGAGTCTGCGTGGGACATTCGTCGGCAGGGTACTCTGCTCGTCGCGAAGTATGCGATGGGGCACGGCATCCTTCGTGCTGACGGTGCGGCGTACTTCGCGAACGA